AACTACAGCTGACTTTGGTGGTGAGCCAACAACGCTAACGATAGAGAAAACTGGCGGCACTCATCAGATAAATATTTTTAGCACGATATCTGGCACAGGGGGTACGTATACCTTTGATATTCCAGATGTTGCTGCTTATACAGTTGATACAGCAGGTACACCATTTGATTCAGCAAGCCATACACACACGATTACAGTAGGTGATGGGGTAGATACTGACAATGAAGCTATCGTTGTCAATCCTAAAGCTGGATGGGTTGTAGTTGAGGTAGCCTCTGCAATCACCACAGAGGGCTCTGTCTTCTTTGGATGGACGGGTACTCCTGCTAATACAGATCAGGTATACTACCCAACAGCTAATAACACCTCGGTAGCGGCTAACGGTACACTCACAACAGATCAATTATCTGGCACTATTGATATGGTATTCTTTGACACCACTGACAGTACTTGGAAGCCATTTGATATTATTATCACTGAGGTTGCTGCACCTACTACTTATAGTAGTATAGCTCATACAGTATCAAAAACTGTATCTAGGGTTGTAGCTTCCGTAGTTAGTAATTTAAGTAAAAATGTATAGAAGGATAGGAAATGTCATCACTTAATGATATAGAAACTGGAAAATTAATAGCTTCGATAGACACTTTAACTGATGAGGTTAAGGAGCTTAGGCATGAAGTCGATATGTTGAAGGAACAGATGACTAAAGGTAAAGGGATAGTCATAGGCTTTGTCCTACTCGCTACTGGTATGGGTGCTTCTGTATCTAGTATAGTTAATAAGTTCTTAGGGGGTTAATCAGATGGCATTAACAAGACCACGTTTAGTACAATCAGGTACAGGTGCTGTAGGTAGAACCTTGCATGATAAAGCAGCAGAGGTAGTTTCAGTTAAAGATTTTGGGGCAACAGGGGACGGGGTTACTGATGATACAACGGCATTACAAGCAGCAGAAAACTCTGGCGCGTCCTTAATATATGTTCCAAGCGGCACTTACATATCTACTGGTATTATACTAAACACAGTATCGCAAAGGTGGTATGGTGAAGGTGAGATAAAAACTCAAGATGCTTCTAATGCCACAGCAGTAACTATCACAGGTAATGACATTTATTTTGATGTAAACGTCAACGGCAATAAAGCAAATCAGACTACTGGTTCTCCATCCTGTATTTATGTTAATGGTGCAGACAGGGTTCATATACGCGCTGATAAGATATACAATGCTCGTGGTACATGTTTACTTGTTAGTGATTCAGATAACTTTATGTCTTATAGAACAACATACAGTGGATCTGACACTAATAAAGGTATTGTTATCCAGCAGGGTAGTGCTAGGGCAAAACTACTGTACATCACAGTAGAAGATAACTACCTTGATGGATTACACATCACTCATGGTGGTGGTGCAGCATCTAACAGTCCAAGGGTTATAGGTGGTACGTACCAGAATAACGGTGATGTCGCAGCAGCAGCATCGTTTCCTTGTGGTGTACGTTTAAGTTATGTAGATGGTGGTGTTGTTCAAGGCATAACAGCCACAGGACAAGATTATGGCGCAGGAATAATGGTAGATGCTAAATCTGCCTCAGAATTTAGTAATAACTGCATTATTATTAACAATGAAAGTTACTCGAATAAAGATGGCGCTATAATAGATGATGATTGTCAAAGATGTCATTCTATTGGAGGTCAATACCATAATAACGTACAAGATGGTATAGACATTAACGACACCTTGTATTGTTCTTCTACCAGTGACACTTGCGAATTAAATGGTGAAAAAGGATTATTACTATGGGGAGCAAGACATACAACAGTAACAGGTGGTTTCTTTACTAAAAATAACACTGTCGGAACAGAGGCTGAAGACTCTGGTATAGTTGTCCGTAGGAACGGGACTACACTGACAGAGTGTACTGATATAACTATTAAAGGTGCTGTTTGTAGAGATGATCAAGGTGTTCAGACACAAACAAGCGGCATACATGTACACAGTGCAAGCGCCAATATCCGTATATTAGACTGCGATCTAGACGGTAATAACACCCAAGGATTACGTATCAGTGGAACTGTAACAGGACTATTAGCAAGAGGGAATGAAGGCACAGTTTCTGATGTAAGCTCTGGAACTAATGTTATATTGTATGATGATGCTAACGGTGGTGAGCTGACTATTGCAACAGGGGCTATCACTGTTACACACGAATATCACCCTGTAGATACAGAAGCCGATGCAGCAACAGATGATCTAGCTACCATAAACGGGGCCAAATACATAGGACAAAGAGTAACACTAGTAGCTATTGATGGAACAAGAACAGTTGTATGTAAAGATGGTACTGGAAATTTACAACTTAACGGTGACTTCTCATTAGACAATTCACAAGATACAATCACTCTTGTATGGAATGGTGGTAACTGGCTAGAAGTTTCAAGATCAGATAACGGAGCATAAAAAGCCCGCTAAAGAACGGGCTATGTAAGGTTTAAATCAACAGCAACAGGGAAGTTTGCTGGGATCTCTGTACGGTTTAGTTCTTACTTGAGGTAAGGCTGCCTCCAAAATAGAGTCCAACAATAGCCGAAACTAAATGAGTATCTAGAGGTGTCAGTACGATCCCTCCGATCACTTGATGCCACTGGACTATATCCTCTCCATCCGTGAAGGGCCAGAACCCGCTCTGCCACTCTGTCCATCCATAGGTTACAGGTACCTCGAAGAGTCCTGCTATTTTCGGTAAGACTATGATAGCTCCTACTGAGGATAGAGCTATGATTCTTCTGGTGAACTGTAGGCTCTTGTCCTGCCGGGCTTCCTGTACTAACTTCCCCCTCTGTTTCATGACTGCTAACTGAGCTAAGTTCTGCTGTTTCTTGCTCTCTATAGACTGAGACCAGAGCTTCATGGCTCCACCTACCAATGTACTCATCCCCATTGTCAGTAATTCTACTGGTATCATTTAACACCTCTAGTATATATCTATCAGTATAAGGTACTATGCTGTTCTCTTGCTTAATCAGTTCACGTATAAGTATCGTAAGATGAAGCCTACTGCTGAAGCTAAAGAGCCCAACACCAGCCCTATCAAACACCCTATGAATACGTCTCGTAAGTCTGTCAGTTTGATTCTCATTCCTAGGACTCCACCTCTCTATGGTCTCATCTAACGTTCTAATATTATATTTAAAGTAATAAGCTTCCAAGTTCCTGATAATAGCCTCTAAGCCCCTCCTTGGGCTTTCAAAGCATTTAAACTTAGGATCAGAGCATTCAACCTCTCCGATCCATTCTCTAGGAGTAAGGACTATATTACCGGGATTGTTGTTACGTACACCTCTGGTTGTTTCCTCAGAGGATTTCGCAGGCACCGCCTGAGCAAGCAAGCTCGTGCTCAACAGTAACATTGTCACTAGTTTCATAATCACTTAGTTTCTCCCAATCGATCTCAGGCATCTTAGCTAGTAGGTCGTAGTATTCTTCCTCACTACAATCCTGATAAGGAGCCTGTTGGTAAGAGCCTCCATCATACGGTAAGAATGAAATACCTGATACAGTATCAAAGTTCTCCCATACCCATGCACCTGCTTCAAACCACTCTTCTTCCTTAATGTAGACAGTAATAGAAGGCTTATGCTCACACCAATTAAGTGCTATTGTTTTCCACAACTCTAAGTGCTCGATTGCACTAATATCATTACGGAAGATAGCATCCTCTGGAGCCTTAACTGGGAATGAGAATACAGTAGTGCTATCCTCCTTACCAATAGCATCTTCTGCTGGTACACCTTGGTCTGTCAACATCTGTGTTAATGGGTCTTTCTTATCGGCCCGTACTGTACGTATGTAGTGAGGGTTATGTCTAGCATGGATACCGCTAGCTGAGTCAACCAATTGAGACACAGTACCAGAAGGCTTAACACAAGTAATAGAGGTGCTAGGATTAATACCAAGCTTCTCAGCCCACTCTTTATTAGTTTCAACTGCCACCTCCTTAAGATCATATAGTAACTGCTCTAATGTAACAGGATGGTAGTCATTGCCTAATGCAGTATCCTCGTCCCAAAAGTCATGTATACTTTCTTGGCCACTCATCACAGGATGATCCATAATACCTGTCAAAGATACACCTAACAAAGCCTCCTCTTCTGTATTATCTCTCCACTTCTTACTTAAATATCGGAAGTTAGTTCTGGTTGCTTGGAGAGTTCCAAAGACAGTAGCATATCGTACTTTCCGTTTGAGGTCGTCAAGGGTATCTGTACTTCTAATGACGACTTCTGATAAGTTACAGAACTGTTTGGAACGGAGGATAATCTCTGAACAAGGGTTTGTACCAAATTCATATCCGCTATCTCGTCGTCCGTTCTTTTCGACATGCTTCTGAGCAGCCTCTCTAGAGAAGATACCACGTTCTCCTGACTTTGATTCATATAAACTCACCCACTCTTTCATGAAAGTGCCTATATTAGGCTTCTCTTGGTACACTACACTGTTATTAGCTAGTGCTCTTTCTGGATGTACATGCCACCAGTTGACTGTATGGTTAGCTTGTAGTTCTCCTGACTCCCAATCATTAAGGTCTAGGATAAGACTACGCTCTCCATAAGGGCCATCGTCCAGAAGGATAGAGTATCGTCTCTTAGTCTCAGTCTCATCTGCATAACCTAATAAGGTGTACTCCTTTACCTCGTATGGGCTCTTAGCCTTAGCCATATAGGGATCATCAATATCACTTAAAGAGATCAATGCAGAGCGTCTAACACCCCCTACTACAACAATATCAGCTATCTTACACATGAGATCATGTACAGCAATAGACGGTAGCTGTTGTCCAGCAAACCTACGGAAGGTATTTACTGTATACTTGAATAACTCTTCTAGTGGCTCTGGCCCAGAGGCTCTACCTCCAAATGTCTTTAAGCGTTCTCCAGCAACTCTAACCTTACTAACATCCCATCGTGGTAGTTGGCCTACTGCTAACATAGAGATCAGTTCTCTTAAGCTCTTAGCCCAACCTATCTTACTATCTGCTACATGGATAACTGTATCAGTAGGATGGAATTCCTCTGCAATAACGGGCAACTGTTGTACACCTTGCCTTTCTACAGAGAAGCCATCACCCGTACCACATAACAATATATACATCAACTCATCTAATACTTTAAATGAATCAATAATAGCAAATGAACAATTATAGATAGCTACGTTGTCCCTGTCTGCTGCTTCCCCTGCAGTCATAACTAAACGCATACTTGGCACTTGGTCTAGGTTCTGGAACCCGTCCATAGCTTCTAAGTATTCTTGGTCTTCCTGCAGCCAAGGGTAATGTCCAATCCAGTACTGCCGTACCCTGTCAACAGTTTCATCCCAAGTCTCCCTTCTATCTAGATCATCCCTCCATCTGGAGTAGCGACTCTTATGGATATATTCTTGGTACTGAGTCATCTGTGTCATATTAAGTATACATCTCCATTAGTTGTTCTGTTGTAATATCACGTAGGCTAAAATCTCCTTCGGAGACATTATCTAAGATAAGGACACCTTCCCACCATAGATGTCTTGCTCCTGCACACCAGCTCTCTGTATACTCTGGGTGTACAAAGCATCCTACTGCTAAGCCATGCATCTTCTGACCATCAGCCCGAGTACGGATAGCATGGTTATATAGATGTGAATGGCCTTGTACACTAGACATATAGTTCTTTGAGAGCAGCGAATTACCAATATGCTCTCCACCAATAGGACGATTCATTACACCTGATGCAAAGTAGTGAGAGAATGCTATACCTTCTATGAATACTCGTTCCATGAAAGGATATACTTCCCAACCGTGCCCCTCGTAGCCTAAATCAGCAGTAGATATAGTCCCATATAGCTCTGAGCTGCTCTGTGTGGCCTTATCTATACGTGCCTCATGGTTACCTAGGCACATAACCTTCTTAGGCCTGTAGCGTCTCTTCTTAGCCTTCCTACGTTTCTCATTATACTCTAGTGTAGGAGCTAATAGCTTTGACATAGCATCCTGTGCAGCATCAATATCTCTATGATAACGTCTACCTTCAAAACCTCTAGTTCCTCGATCATAAGAGGATAAGGAAGGCATGTCAGCAAAGTCACCAATACATACAATGATATCTGGCTTCTCATCTACAATCAGTTGACCTAACGAAGCGAAGCGGAGGTTATCGTAGTCAGGATGTGCATGTGCATCCGGTATTACTAATATCTTCTTACTCATTCAACTCCTCCATAGCATAATCGTAACCACTCCAATTATCTACACCGGCATTTTCTAGTGCCTGTAGTTTCTTACTCATAAGTATAAACTCATTGATGGAGTATACTATATCTTCTACCGACCTTACCTCGTATGTTGGTAAGTAGTCCAACTCTATACCTTTATATTTATTGAACATATCGATAAGTATATCAACAGCTTCAGTATCATTCATTATAACCTTCCAGTTCTATCAATAGGTCAATACAATGCTTAGCTTTAATCAGATCCTCTAAACCGTTCTTACTTCGGAAACGACTTACATACTTAATAATAGTATGTTGGCAAGGGTCTAATCTGTTAGCCATTGAGTATTCCATAGGTTGTATCTTCATACTCTTATAGTGGTCGCCGCCAATCTGAGAACTCAATGCTGTATCGTTAGTACTCTCTATTAGGGATACTGGATTATCAGGATGATCTTCTGGTCTACTCAATATCATACTCCTCTGTATTTATCTTCATCTCACCTTTCAACATAAAACTCAAAGAGCTCTTTTAGCTTTTTCTTCGGGTCATCAGTTAATACTGTTCTTACATCACCAAAACGAATAATAGTCTCGCGTTTTCTTACTATCTCTTTAAAAAGAGTATTCGCAAAATCAACGTCATTAAATTTCAAACGCCTATCAAAACCATGATCTTTAAAAATATCAGTAGTTCTATTTAGCTCTTCTTTTAGGTTATATAGTGCTTTTCTGTATATTGTTGCATCAATCTGCTCAAAGAAATGTGTGATTCGAGCATAACGCTTCGTCTCTAATTCAAAACCAAAGAAGCGTTGATTTGGAGCGATCATTATAACGCCCACATTCGCAAATTCTTCTGTTTCTACAAAAGGAACAAAGCGAACAATTGCATATTGGCAAGCTACTTTATTCATGACTCCACCCAAAACCCATCATTATTACATCTTTCTAATATATTAATTATATCTTCTTTACTGAAGTTTGCCTTAATCGTCATTTCCACATCTAAATAAGACCATTCTTCTGGAAGTTCGTTTAGTGTACTCTCCAAAGCTCCTAGAGCTGATTTAAAACGCGCTATCTGCTCTTCCTGGAATACAGCATCACCAAATACATTATTCACCTGACAACTAAATACATGATTTTCCTTGAAATTCTCAGGATCAAATGTAGGATCAAACGCCTGATTATGGTCAATAATAACCAATTTTTCCTCTCCAGGCTCCCAAAATAAATTTGGATTACCACCTGATTCTGTCAATAAACGGTCTTCGTTCTTAATCCACCAGTCAAAAGCCAACACAGCAGCCTGTAAATCATAAGGCACATGTTCTATACCAGCGTAATTAAGCTCGGTTATTAATTGCCTAACCGATCCAAATACAGGCCCATATCCTAAATCACTATAATCGCTAT